ATGTTAGACGAATGGTGGTTCGTCTTTGAAAGGTATGAATGCGACAAACAGCATTTGTTTGATTATCAGCACACCCAAACCCAAGAAACGCAAAAGCCCCGCTTTCGCGAGGCTTTCGTGTAAATCTTGGCGGGAAACCAGGGATTCGAACCCTGGAGACGCTATTAACGTCCGCCGGTTTTCAAGACCGATAGGCAAACACAAGCGCGCTGCGACCTCAAGGTCAACCGGCGTTCCGTTACTCGGAGCCATCAGTCAAGCTACAGGCCGCGCTCTACAAGGCCTAGACTTTTGATTTGGGAACGCCTAATGAAGCCTTCCCAGCCCCTTAAACGAATCCTACCACTGGTTGCCAATTACTTACGGGGGCAGTTAACGGCCTGAAGCGGTTAGCGATGAAATCGCTAACGGAAGGGCGATAGCGGCCATCCTATTTGAACGCAGTATTCCACGCAGCAAGTTAACCGTTTTTACTCCTGCCAATCACATTATCTAAATAATGTGAATTATTCCTGCCACCTCTATAACAACTAATTATTTAATTAAGGTCGCAACGATGATGTCGACGCTAAAATATTACCTATAAATCATGGACCTGTATGTATACTTCATGGTGTGTATTTTGTTATGGCGTCAATATTCTTTTGAAGCTCTACTGGAAATGTATAGATACCATTTAGGTTGGTTGCGAAAGCCTTTGTTGCCTTCCAGAATTCAGTCGCCGTATTTGCGTGGCCAAGACCTTCGTAAATATCCGCTGTGCCGAATTTTGCATTTAGATAATTGGTTAAACGTTCTAATTTTTCCTGGAGTGCGAAGAGATACTCATCATCATTTTCTGTTAGGATTTTTTTTGGTATTTGTATTGATGATCCGTGGGCAGCCCTGTTTCGGATGGTGAATAGATGCTCTATTTCGGCGAGGATAGCAGGCGTGACAACATCTCCAAGTTTTTTACCGAATACATATTTGAATTTTTCTTTGAGTTTTGACCAAGTATCTGACGTGTCGATATCCAACCTTAATCGCATAAGAGTTCTTTCGGCTAGGTCCGGTTCAGTCTGTCCGAAGTGCAGGCCTTTCTTAGTCGCTTTTTCTTGCTCTTCCACAAGATACCAATGAAGAACTGATCTCAGCGTGCCCTCAACAATTGCTGCATTGAGGCTGAGTAGTGCAAAATTGTGTGCGAAGCCGTTATATTTTCCCTGCGTTGCTGCGACTAGATGCCGTGACTGAGCAACTGACAAGTCGATATATGACAGAACCAAGTAGTACGGCATTTCTAAGCGTAGATAGCTAGTCATTTTAACTCCAATATTTGGTATAACGTTCTCGGCCCATGCGTAACCCGTTGAGCCGACTATGCCGATCGTAAATGCGCGACATAAGTAAAAGAGAAAAACCCACAAAATCTATTACGAGCGTGCGGTGTCGTCAGCAGTTTTTTGTACTTTCGGTTATATGGTAATAAGTGCATCCGGTCACGGGCGTCTGCTTCTAACCGATTTCGGCCGACCGCAATACCACCCGACACGCCATTAGCTGACGTTTGAAACAAAACTCAGTGAGCTTTTTTTAGCTATTGAAAGTCTATATTGGAGTTTGTCTACTGAGCGTTTCTGTCACTCTGCCCAGCCTTTCCCTGTGGTAAGTTTGAATTGCTGCATCCAAGCTTGTAGCATATCGATTAAATTCACTCACAGCGTACATTAGAAAAGTCCCATCCATAATTACGCCATCAAACTGGTTGACCTGCAGCCCCGCCCCCCTATCAATGGCTCTTAACAGTCTTTTTTCACTGGGAGTTCTCCTATCTTTCCTAGATAGGATTTTATTATAATCGAGAGCAGTACCATCGTTATGAATCATGATATTCCGAATAACTGTAAGATGATCTACGTCAGGTATGTTCTTGACACCAATTGTTTTCTTCAGAATACTGTGAGCCTTTTCTATCGCCCCCATACCCTTCAATTCCTGTTCGCTCTTCGTCAGCTCTATCATGAACCCCAGACAGTTACTTATGCGGTGCTCGAACAGGCCAAACATAGTCAAGAATGCCGCCCGCCGAGCCAGCTGAGTTATTAAAAACTTATATTCAGCTTTTACCTCATCAAAATCATAGCCTACAGACGAGCCGCACGAGTAGTATTTTTTTGTATATGGGTAGCTTTCACCATACTGATCGCACACCTCATCTTCAAACTCTTCTTCTGTCACGGCCCCAGGCTCATCGGCTTCCTTGACTGCGCGAAGCACATTTTTCTCAGCCTGCTCGGCAAGCATTTTCATGACCGAAATAGATTGGGTGAGAGCAAAAATATTAAGACTGAATGCAAAATTTAAGTCTGCCAAGTTAACTCCCTTTTTAATGTACATCCAGAAGTCATGCGCATGCTCATCGACTCTCGAGCGCGGATCCTCATAAGAACGATAGCGTGTTGATGTTGGTATCCTCCCCCCCCTTTCTCATGCAACTTAAGATGCGTTCTATCCTTCATCCTTGAATGATTAGCTCGCAGTCAAATAGCAAGACCATAAGATATACAAAACAACTCGTACCAAATCAAGCAGCCACACAAATCCACTTATAACAGACTGAAAAATTTCCGATAAAAATCCGTACAGCGGAGGAGTCTTCAAAATATAAACATAAAAAGTCACAAAAAACAGAATACTGGCCAAACCCAGAATAATCTTTGACACTCTAATATTAAAAACACAGGAGGCTTTGAGCGCCATAAAAATCGACTCAACCTCATTAAAAATTCTTGGCAACTCTAACTTAAACCTTTTCTCCTTCGACTCAATCTCCGATTTTATAGACGTCAACGCAGCCAACTGACTTAGTATCAACCAAACAATAATCAATGTAAAAAACGCAGCTGAAAAAATTATTGAAGCATTAATTAAAATATAATTTGGCTCGCCAACGTTTTTCAGCTGACTCGTGGCAAGTATCGTGGACACCGGTATAGCTAGCAGCTTCCCCTGTATCCCTGACAGCAATGAATTTAGCTTTACATTAAATTCGCGCTTCTGCTCATAGAGCTTTTCTTGATCATTTTGAAAAGAAAAACTAGCCACGAATAAATCATAATTATTACGTGCCACAAGCACAATTTCTAAAGCATGTTTGAGAAGATGCCGTAAGCGCATTTCCAAATCGCATGAGCGCATAGCCTCAGCGATGGAATTACGAACTATCCGCTCTTTCTCACTAGAGTGAATACTATCATTGAACATTTCCGCCAAAACCGCAAGCGCCTCCTTAATCTCAGAAGACACACTTTCCAGGTAATACATCTCAGACTTAAAAGGTATACAAGTTTTTCCATTATGAGTATGTATCACATAACTTCTGTTACCTCCGTCACGTTCTGCTATACGATACTGCTCGAGTAAAACCACGAACTTATTTGCAGAGATTAATTTTTCAACGAGAGCAGGCCGCTCAACTTCTGCTGCATCCCACGATTTATAAAATGGCTCCGCAATTGCGTAGTTTTCTGGCAGCGCATGCAGATTGTAAAAACGGAGGAGATCGCTCGGAGTCCTTACAAGGCAACAGTGGGCACCTTTGGGCAAGTCTATAGAAACTTCAAACACACCACTGCCATTCAAATCTGCAACATGCTGACCTTTGTCCTTAAGGTTCACCTCCGTATGAGGACTATCAAGGAGTGCTTTGATCAGAACAACTGCATTACTATTGAAAGTCTGCTCGCAACGTATATATGATGGATGCCATTCGAAAGCCGCCAAGCTCAACAGCTCGAATATCCTATCAATGTCTTTCAGTTCTTCTGAGCTAGTCATTTTATTGGTATAAGCTTCAGGGTTGCAGCGGGAGCTTCGGCAATTTCGATATTGCCATTGTCATTCTGAAAAATCAGACCATCTTCTATTGCAGACTGCTCAAAAGACAATGTGTATTGCTTCTTCGGCCCCACAACCTTGTACTTCATCAGCGACTTTAAAAACTGTGTAACCGGTACGAACTCGGCAGGAATCTCTAACTTATTAGTTTTAAGATATTCAATAAACTTTTCAGGCGAATCGGGCTCGATCAGATTAGCTACAGCACTTAGCGTTATTGCAAGATTATTGGCCGCTTGGCTTTCAGCCCAATCTTGAATCGCTCTTCTTGCAGCTAGAGCACCATCCTCATCTTTGAAGGACTCGCAATAGCTTTTAACCGCCGCAACTATCTGCTTGGTGTGCTTTGAAGGATCGTGATACTGAGTCTCGTCGATATTTAAAAGGCTTTTAAAATAACCAACAACTGTATCGAGTCGGTTTTTCCCTTTTAGAAAAGCGACATGCCGCTCACGTTCAACTTCATCTTGTGACAACCAACGCCCAATATGAATATCGGCGGCAAAATGAAGCTTGTCAGTCCCAAGAGTAACGACCTCTTCAAGCTCCATAGCCGCATTAATACCGATACCTTTTTGATCCTTGATGAGAACAAGCATTAAATGCCTTCCCTCTTCAATCACATAATCTATAATCGTCAAATAGCCGCCAGTGGAAAGTGGAGCCTCCTCCATCTTATCAGCGAGCTTTTCCATCATCATTATCGAGTAATCGTAAAAAACCGAGTTATCCTCTGGCCGCGCTGTCGTATCCAAGTATTTGCGTGTTTTGGTTTCAAACCAGCTATCCGTTTCGATACCTGCAAAAGCAACACTTGCTTCACCGTTAAAACTCTTGAGAATGCTCGCAGCCAGCGTGTTGACCTTCTCATCTGGCAGGGTCATAGCTTCGTGCCTTGGCGATGTCTGCACCAGCTTCTGACCTTGTACGCTAATAAGCTTATGAAAGACAAAGCGCTGCACAACGGGCTTAATGTCCTGCGTGCTCATTTCCGTTTTTTTTTCAGTCGCCATTTGAGTTCACATTCCCTGTTTTTTTGTTTGGAGAGGCATTAACGAAACTCGCCATTTATACCTCATATCTGGCTAATAGCTACTATCAGTTGCATGCCACGTACCAAAGCTGATCCAGTCTAGTCGTATAGCTACGGCTCATCATCTCCCGACGCATAGCCCAGTCAGGATCTGACGGTATGCTTGCAGAACGCAGAGTCCCCCGCCCCCAACGTGCGTTAATCTCGTCCAGTACCGTCATCACCCGAGTCGCCTCGGCCGACTGTGATGTTGCAAACATATCATCGGTGTACTCGCCAGGCTTACAGAGGTTGAGCAGCATTACCTCTGCCTTACTGTACTGAAACCCTGGTCGAAAAATGACATCAAGCCCTTCTATCGCCGCTCGAATGAGCAGTCGTAAGTCATCCGTGGGATACGGCATATCCATCACCACTCCGTTGGCATACTTCGCCTCCTCAGGATTGAACATACCAGTGCGGATACACACGCGCACTTTCTTACACAACGAATTTTGGAGGCGGAGCTTCTCAGATGCTCGCATCACATAGGTCGCCACTGCCTCTTTGATTGGCTGCAGCTCTGTCAACCGCTTGCCGAACATCCTGCTGCAGCAGATCTCCTGCTTTGGCGGATCCGGCTCATCCAGCTCCAGGCACGACGTACCGTTCAGCTCTCGGGCCGTCTTTTCAATCACCACGCTGAATTTCTTGCGAAGCGTCCAGGGATCCGCTTTAGCCAGGTCCATGGCCGATTTGATGCCCATCGCATCGAGGTGGAGTTTCATCTTTTGGCCAACGCCCCACACTTCTGCCACGTCCGTATTGCGCAAGACCCAGTCCCGCTTAACGGGGTCGGTGATATTCACCACTCCGCCAGTCTGCGACTGCAGCCGCTTCGCGATGTGGTTTGCCAGCTTCGCCAGTGTCTTGGTATGAGCGATACCAACACCGACAGGAATGCCGGTGCAACGAATTACCTGGGCGCGAATCTGTCGGCCCAAGGCATCCAGTCCACCGATACCAGTCAGGTCGGCGAATGCCTCGTCGATGCTATACACCTCAACTGCCGGCACCATCGCTTCGATCAGACTCATCACACGTTCGCTCATGTCGCCGTACAGCGCATAGTTGGAGGAGAACGCGACAATGCCGTGCTGCCTGAGCTTATGCTTGATCTGGAAATACGGCTCGCCCATCTTGATGAACGGCTTCGCGTCGTAGCTGCGTGCGATCACACAGCCATCGTTGTTGCTCAGCACCACGATGGGCACCTTCGCCAGGTCCGGCCGGAACACCCGCTCGCAACTGGCATAGAAGCTGTTGCAGTCGATCAGCGCAAAGCTCGGTTCCTGCTTAGACATGGCTGCGCACTGTGCTGGTGATCACACCCCAGATTGACAGCTCATCCCCTTCAAGCACGTAACGCGCCGGGTATTTGGGATTCTCTGATAGCAGGATCACCTCCCGGCCGCGCTTGCATAGGCGCTTGCAGACGGGCTCATTGTTCAGCAGCGCAACCACTACATGTCCGTGAGCAGGCTCAATGGCACGATCCACCACCGCGAGGTCACCTTCGAAGATACCAATCCCTTGCATGCTTTCCCCGGTGATTGCTACCAGGTAAACATGCGGTGCACGGATATTCAGAACCTCATCCAATGAGATGTGCTGCTCAATATGATCCGCTGCCGGCGATGGAAAACCGGCTGGAACCTGGAACGAGCACATAGGCAGCTTTGCGCCTGCCTCAGCGATAGGACCTAGAATGGTGAAGCTCATGATGCGGCCTTTTACAGGTACTGTACGAATGTACAGTTAACTTTGTAGGGCGCTTGCGGTCAATTTTTCTGTAGGGGATTTCGACAGGCGGAGAGGTGCGTATGTGCGGACGATTCGTGCAGTACGAAGGGATGGCGATCTTCATTGAAGAACTGAGCCCCCAGATAGAGCTGTTCAGCGGTTACGACGCTCAGCCTATTGATCGCTACAACGTCGCGCCGTCGACACGGGTGCAGGTGCTACACGCCGTAGAGGATGGGCTGCATATTGATGCAGTCAAATGGGGATGGGCGCCGTTCTGGGCCAAGGGCAAGCGCCCCGATCCGATCAACGCCCGTGTAGAGACGGTCACCACGGGAAAGTTCTTCAAGCAACTTTGGCCGAAAGGCCGAGCCCTGGTGCCGAGTGAAGGGTGGTACGAGTGGGTCAAAGACCCTGACGATCCGAAGTGAAAGCAGCCCTACTTCATTCGCCTGAAGTGTCAGAAGCCCATGTTCTTTGGCGCGCTCGCCCAAGTTCATCCTGGCCTGGATCCCCACGACGGCGATGGGTTCGTGATCATCACCGCCGCCAGTGATCAGGGCATGGTGGACATCCACGACCGCAAGCCGTTGGTGCTGACACCTGAGCATGCCAGGGAATGGATCGATCCCAACTTTACTCCAGCCCGGGCCGAGGAAATAGCGAAGGAATGTTGCCAGCCTGTGGAGGACTTTGAGTGGTATGCCGTTGGCAAAGCAGTGGGGAACGTGAAAAACCAGGGAGCTGATTTACTGCTGCCGGCGACATCGAAGGGTCTTTGATGCTATCAGAACAGTCCTCCCAATGCGGCTGGCTCCCAGTTCATGATCACCAGCTCACCGCTAACCTCACTCTTTCCTTGCCGTTGGTTGGATGTGGTGTATCGAATGTCCACCATCTCAAAGTGAAACCCCTCAAATACTCGCCGGATATCAGGATGATCATTGATGCTGACCATCACCTTGCCTTTGCAGCGCCGCATAAAATCGGCCATGCGCTCGTAATTCTCAAAGGGGAAGTCCACGTCATAGCCGGCCGTCTGCCAGTAAGGGGGATCCATATAGTGGAACGTATGGGCACGGTCGTAGCGCTCGGCACATTCAAGCCAGCCCAAGTTTTCAACATAAGTGCCGGACAATCGCTGCCACGCTGCAGACAGGTTTTCCTCTATCCGCAGCAGGTTAATGGCCGGGCCGGTCGTTGCAGTGCCGAACGTCTGCCCCGTCACTTTGCCGGCGAAGGCATGGTGCTGCAGGTAAAAGAATCGGGCGGCGCGCTGGATATCGGTAAGGGTTTCCGGTCGGGTCATCTTCTGCCACTCAAATACCTGCCTGGAACTGAGCGCCCATTTGAACTGGCGAACGAACTCCTCCAGGTGGTTCTGCACCACCCGATACAACGTCACTAGATCGCCATTGATATCGTTGAGGACTTCAACTGGCGCAGCCTGGGGTCGCATAAAGTAGAGCGCCGCGCCGCCAGCGAAAACTTCAACGTAGCATTCATGTGGAGGGAACAGAGGAATCAGACGGTCGGCCAGGCGGCGCTTACCACCCATCCATGGAACGATTGGGTTTGTCATTTTTGCAATCCTTTGCAAGGTGAGTTTTCATTGGGGGTGCTGCTAATTTCTGCGGCCTGGAGTGTAGGTCAGGGCGCAATAGTCCTGACGTACGCCTGGCACGCCCGGAGCGCGATCAATCCTTGGTCGCCGGCGTCGGTGATGCCGATAATTCGTTGAGCATGCGCTGGGTCAAGTTGGGCTCGACGGGCTGCATGAACCACGCCGGCGGCGCCGGGGGCGGCAGGCACGTCGCAGCGACTGGCTGTGTCCGTGCCGTCAAGAAGGACTGACAGCCGGACATCAGCAGTGGCAAGGCGATCGCGAAGAGAAGCCTGGTTGCGTTGAGCATCGGATAATTCCTGAGTGTGTTGTTGGTCCTGCACTGCGATCTGCTCCTCGATGGCCAAGCGCTTATCCTGCTCGGCCTTCTGCTGCCGCCAGGCTTCGTTGGTTATGGCGTCGAGCTGACCCTGGTGCGCGGCGCTTTGGGCCGAGAGCCGTTCGGACAGTTGCTTGCCCAGTCGCCAGTCCTGAACCTGCCAAGTCACGCCGGCGGCGCTGGCCATCAACAACAGAACCAGCACCGCCAGGCCGGCAATCTTCTGCACTGGCGTCATGTCAGTGCCCGCCGCACGCCTTCCGCCAGCACTTCGTCGGGGTAAACGTACCCAGCGTTCTCATGGTGGATGCCTTTGTTCTTGTTCTTCGCACTGCCCTGCCGCGCTTTGAATTTCGGATTGGATTTACAGATCACGTAGATCCGGCCACGGCGCATAACGATCTGGCAGTCACGGTGACGGTTTTTAGCTTCTTTGAGTGAGGACAGCACTTTCATAGGTGAGGCTCCTTGCGATTAGTTGAAATGTTATTACGTATCTTAAATACGAATAAGAACGTTTATCAACTCTTATTTCCCCTACCCCTTTCATCGCTGCGAGCATCGCGGCAAGGAATCCCCATGTCGACGAACATGCAGATCTGGGAAAAGGTCAGCACGACCGATACCCGCTACACCAAAGCTGCCGAGGTTGGCGGCCAGAAGATCACCAGCCTGAACGGTACGGCGATGATCATGAAGGCGACCGAGATCTTCGGGCCTGTTGGAATTGGGTTTGGATGGTCGGTGATGGAAGAGCGCTTCGACCCTGGCGCGGAAATGTTTGTTGGTGAGGGCGACAAGCGTGCATCCCTAGGGCTTGAGCTTAACCACACCATTAAAATCAACTTCTGGTTTGAGCTGGATGGCAAGCGCGGCCAGATCGAGCAGTACGGGTGCACCAAGTATCTCTACAAGTCGAAGTACGGCACCACTACCGACGGTGAGGCGCCGAAAAAATCGCTTACCGACGCAATAAAGAAATCCCTGTCAATGCTCGGTTTCAGCGCCGACGTGTTCTTGGGAATGTTCGACGACGATGAATACGTCAACCAACTCAAAGACGAAGAGAAGCTGGACCAGGCTGAAGACAAAATCGCGGAAGAGGCACGGCAGAAACAAGAGCGTCTCGACTATATCAAGTCGATTATCGACACGATGGCCGGCGCCCAGTCTCCACAAGAGCTGAAAAAGATCCATGACGTTGCTGTGCGCAAACTCACCCTACGCAAGGACACCAAGGGCGCCGAACGTGTCTCGCTGGAATGGAAAAGAATCACCGACGCCGACAAGGAGGCTGCAGCATGACCCAGCTCTACACACTCACCGGCAAGCTAGCCGAACTTCAAGCAATGGCTGACACCGACGACGAGGGTCTGAAAGAGGCGCTGCAGTACGCCATGGACGAGATCCAGGGCGAGTTCAGCGATAAGGCGGAAAGCGTTGTCATGCTGAGTCGGAATATTCAGGGCGACATCGACGCAATAGACAAAGAAGTAGACCGGCTGAATGAGCTCAAGCGCATCCGGAAGAATACCGTTGGCAAGCTCGATGAGTACCTGCGCAACAACATGGAGGCCGCCGACATCAAGACGATCAGACGGCCCTTGTTCACGATCACTCTGGCTCTGGCACCCGAAAAGGTCATTGTCGATAAAGAAGATGACATCCCGGACGACTTCATCGACACCAAAACAGTGTTCTCACCTGACAAGCGCGCTATCGCCGCCAAGCTCAAAGCAATCCGCGACCACAATGCTGAAGTGCGCAAGCGCATGGTAGCCGGCGAAGACGCCGAACACGAACTTCTACCCGAACCTACCTGGGCTCACTTGGAGCGCGGCGACGGTTCGATCCGCATCAAGTGAGGTAGTCATGATCAGCAACCACCTCAGCCTCATAGAAGAACTTCGGCCGGCATCCAATGAGCTGGCTGCTCAGGTCGAGCAGTACCTGGCGGCTGGCGGCAAGATCGATACGTCAGGTAAGCCTAAGTCCCAGCCTAAAATTCTCACCAGCCTCAAGCAGCCACCAACCTTTCACCGGCCAGCGGTAAAGTCTGAAATCGAACTTCAGGTGGCAAGGATCCGCGAAATGGCCCCGACCATGAGCCGCCACGACATCTGCGATAAGGAAGGAATCACACTTGGCGTGTTGAGGGGAATCGCTGGGCGGTACGGGATTACGTTTCCAATTCGCCCGAAAATACCTAGCCCGCCAAACAAAGTGGATTCCATCAGGGATGCGTTTCTGGTCGTTCGTATCGGTGAGTGCATCGCCGCGGGCGTCAGCCGCCAACAGTGCTGCATCAACCTGAAGATCAGCTCCACCCTGCTCTACCGGCTGATCAAGGAATACGAGATCGACTATCCAAAGCTGAAGCCTGCGTTCCGATGAGAAAACGAGTTCAGCAACGCAAACGACAAACCTGGCTCGCACTGCCGGCCAGCGGAATAGAAGAGGTAGGCCATGGCCTAATCAGCAAAGGTGCAGCCGACAAACGCTGCACCGAAGCGCTAATCGGAACTTCAAAAACGCCAAGCTTTACTTCATAAATCAGTCTTCCGGATTGTTATCAGAAAATGACTTTTCCAACAGAGCCGCAACAACTTTGTCCGGATTGCCCAGAAGCTGTTTATTGAACGTATCTCCTTCTGCTGAGCGTGTAGCGAGAAGCCCCCAGGACTTAGAGCCGTCCGCGCTGAAAACGACGCTGAGCTGATTGTTTGCACAGTCGTGTGGCTTGCACATGTGGCCTACGGTGAAGCTCTTCCCATCAGCCGAAACCTTCTCGACTGGCGACGCTGTGCCCTGAGCTTTACTGACCCAACTTGGAAAACTGAGCATCTCTGCATAGGCTTTTTTGTATGGAGCTTTGCTCGCGATTTCGGGCAGATACTGCTCTGCGAAAGCGCTCGAGGTCATGACCAACAGTGAGGCACCAGCAACAATTGAGAGGCTCAATTTTTTCATCCGAGTAACTCCTTTTCTAAACTACAGGTACGACATTTCGGACACAGCGACAGTATGGAAGTTTCAATATTGGTACGTAACCGAGCTTGGAAATCAGAGGTAGGCCATGGCCGTGACCCAGGAAGAACGAACGTCCAAGCTTGCCGAGAAGCGGCAGGAACTGGGCGAACTGGAACTGCGCCATACGGTACCGTACGGCGCCCGGAAGATGCTCAACGAGTTGATGTGCTGGCATGAGGTCGAGGAAGTCAGCGAGGCGGTACAGCTGCTGGTACTGAATGGACGGGCCGAGGATCTGCCTCCGGCGCCGCCGAAAGTCAAAGGCCCGTCCGACATAATCCGCCACTACTTTCGCCAGGGAATGCGTGACCGGCTTTCAGCTCTCACCGCCGAACTGGGCGAAACGAAGGACCGCACCACGATCTGGCGACTGATCGCTCATGCGCATTCACTGGGTGCCGAGAAGTCCACGCCGATGCTCGAAATTAAGCGCCACAATTTGACCGTATCGGAAAACGTGGCGCGCAAATTACGGCAAGCAGGCTTTGCCGAATCGCTCCAAATGAACGCCGAAGACAACGGCGACGAATAACCCACCCCACTCGCTGCATCCGGTAACCGGAGGGCGGTGCCTATCCAATATCTCGATCCACCCAGTGCTTGGCAAGCCAGGCTGGAATCAACAGCGTTCGCGATGCGTCCAACTTTGTGCTGGCATCTGGTGAGCGTTCGATCTCAGCGCCGAAGTAAGCAATCCAGCTTCCGTCAGGCTGCAACACTAGCTCCGTCAAGTACGTGCCGACTTCAGCTATGGTCAGGCCGCTTTGCTCTGCAAGTAGCTTATTTGAAGGCTTTTCGTCCACGCTTTCCTCCTTAATCCGGCTCCATGCCGGTCACCCGTGATACCCCATATCAACAAACTGTGCCAGCAGGCTCGGTAGCAGAAAGGCCGGCCAGGTCACGCCACCGTGCAAGGTCAGCAATAAGCTTGAGCCCCAGGCGCACCTTCAACCTAAAGCCTTTCCTCGGGAAGGCTGAGTAGCCGCACAACCTCATCGCCTATCAGACGTATCGCTTCAACATCGGTTTCGCGCTCATAGCTGCCACCGCCTGGCTATGTCGAATGGAAATCAATAGCCCAAATTATCGAATCACGCCATCCGGCGAGGCATATGTCGACCTAAATCGTGGCCAAAGTCATCTTGCATCTAGCAATTTCGTCTTGCAGCGCTTTGATTATTGATCGACCAAATGCTTGTGGAAAAACTACGTAGAGCATTCCCCGGTTAAGAGGATTCTTAAGCTCGTACTCCACCAGTTCAAACTTCTGCCTTGCAATGCACAAAGCATTTACTAGTACAGGGCTAGGAAGTGAAAAAAGATCGACGCCATTGAGCATCGATAGAATCCGAGAGGTTTCATTTAAAAACATTGAGTTTTTTGCTTGGTCATTGGACATGCCCATGTAGCTTTCGACCATGCTTTGAGCGTGAGTTAAAACGCCTATAACTGCCGCACATTTGGCTTTATCACGCTGCCTGTCAGCATTCTCAATTTTCTTGGATTGGCTACGTGCGATCGACCATGCGGCTCCGATTGACACGACCGCACCAACTGCTTGGAACCAAGAAGCCGCCCCTTGATGCGCCTCGGCCCAAAGCCAAAACCCGTCCCACATAGCAATCATATCCATAACCCACTCCCCTGTAGATCCCGGAACTATACCGGCGAGGATCCCCTATGTCCGCACAACAGAAGTATCTCGCCAACGACTCTGATCGCCTATACTCCGGCTGACCCCGCGATGCCCGCCAGAGTTATTCCTTCATATACCGTTCAAGCTGCGCTAGCCGCTTAGGGTGCTAAACAGATCTTTTTGCCTGAAAACCTACAATAACATCAAGCACTTTAAAATCTAATGCATCAAAGCGCAAAGTGCATACAAGCAAAACAAACCAAAAAAACGCCAAGCACAACCCAACATATATAGGTATCCTGCTGGCAGAATAATGCTGCATTATTATCTTGTTTATCAACCGCCTTTTTATCCAGTGACCCCCAAGGCTTTTCTTGATTTCATCTTTATTATAATCCTCCTTGAAAAGATGAATCAACCATTCTCTCCGCTTCAATCTTGACTGAACAACGGGATCAACGACTAGTTCAGATTCAGAAATTTTATTGCTTAGCTTGCCATGCGCCTTAAGCATGTTTACCAACTCAACCTCAGCGAGCCTGGTATTTACTTCCCAATGAGCCTGCCAATATTTTGCACCAGAAGCCATCCCCGCTTGCAATAGAGAAACCACTAAGCCCACCGCACATACTACAAAACTGACAACCGGAATCTGCCCGGCAGACTGGCACACCCCAGCAAATAGAACCCCTTGAAAAATCATAAAAAAATTATTTCGTTGCACAAGCTGCGTTATTTCAAAATTTCTTAATTCCAAACATAGCTCGTAAATTCTTGACCACGCCTTTAATTCGTCTGCAGCAAAATTTATTGCTTCATCAGGAGAATTCACGTTCAGCCCAGCACGCTCTAAATGTTCGTACTGCTGTATTTCAGGCCGGCGTACAAGAGGTTTATCTTCAATCATTTTCCAAGTCCCTTGAGAAAACTAAATTATGTACATAACCAATGAAAAAAACATCACATTCTCCGACAGCTCGCGCATTGTCTGCCAGTTCAGTTGCGGCGCTGCCTCGGCGGTAGCTACCAAATTGGCACTAGCGAAGTACAGTGCCACTCACGACGTGCAGGTCATCAATGCGTTTCTGTCAAACGAGCACGAAGACAACCGCCGCTTTCTGCTGGACTGCCAAGAGTGGTTCGGGCAGGAGATCGTGCAGCTACGTGACGACAAATACGGCGCCGACATCATCCAGGTATTTCGCCGAGAACGCTTCATGAAAGGCCGCAATGGCGCACCTTGCACCAAGCTATTGAAGCGAAGGCTGCTCGACTCTTGGAAACAACCGGGCGACGCGATGGTGTTCGGCTACACCGCTGAAGAGGTCGACCGTATGGAAGACTTCCGCGACCGAAACCCCGACCGCCATGTCATTGCGACCCTCATCGATGCAGGCCTTGGAAAAGAAGACTGCAAGGCAATGGTGCAGCGCGCAGGGATCGAGTTGCCGCTGATGTACCGCCTGGGCTACGACAACGCTAACTGCATCGGCTGCGTGAAAGGTGGCGAAGGCTACTTTCGAGCGATCCGCGAAGACTTTCCGGAGCAATTTGAAGAGCTTTGCCGTGTTCAGGATGAACTTGGCCCAGGCTCATACCTGCATCGCGACCGCAAGACCAACATCCGATTCTCTCTACGTGACCTTCCGCCTGGTAAACCCCGCCGAAACGAGGCGCTACCAGCTTGCTCTTTCTTTTGCGAGATAGCTGAAGCCGACTATCAACCAAGCGGTGCGGACATAACGTCGGGCAGAGCGTTAGCCGGTAAAGGGTGAACAATCTGAGCCTTCAATTTGCGATGCAGAACACGATGACAGTTGGCACACAGGCATCGCAATTGATCCAGCGTTGTCTTGTGCTGGTCGCCCATATCTGCGACCTGGATCGCTTCATGATGAACTTCAATACAAGCCGCCCCAAAATCGCCATACGCTTCGACAGGATCTGTTCCGCACTCCTCGCAGAATAGCCGGCCATGCTTCTTGATAAATGAAGCTTTCTTGGCTTTAGAAAGACCCGGTGAGCGTTCACGTTTCAGGTGGTACACCAGCTTGACTTGGCCCTCGGCCCACTCCCTATCCTCAGTGTCTATGGGTATTTCGAGCGTCTCGACTTGCTCACCTTTGGGGACGACTTTGTAACCCGCAGCTTCCAACAGCTCGAAACAGACCGTCCCCTTTCCCGCAGTGAAATGCTTGGGCATTACCTTGAATCCCAACGCTTCCGTTGCAGCGAGGCCGAAGACCTGCTTGGGAGCTAGTCTGGCATTCGCATCAACTAACAGGTCGTAGTCGATAGAGGGTCCAAAATCCTCTGCCAGCACACCTTGAAGGAGATATTGGACTGCTTTCCAAATGTACTCAGCAGTAACCTTACGTAATTCTTCCGCTGGCAAGCGAGCATTGCCTGCCAGCCCAGTCCCGTCTACGGAAACTAAGGCTTGTGTTGCAATTACCTTTTCCAACTCAGGGGCGTCCAAGAAGCCAAAAATGACGTTACCCAATGCAACTGAAATGGCCGCCAGATAGCAACCCTGGTTACCGTTACCATTTGATTGGAGAGGTGAATTTTTTTTCGGCAAAAATTTTATAATTTTGTCGATGTGAGCTTTCGGCGAAATCGGAGTAGTTAATGCGACCCAGTTGACCGACACCAACCACCCTGTAGCAGCCCAGCTTTCACCAATCGTTCCAAATTCTTCAGGCTTCGGCGCTTCGGCGTAATTACTGATTGCTATGCCAATCGCTTTGATCAGGCCATCCGCGTAGGACACCACAACATCCCCCGGCTCCACCTGGGTCAAATTGTCGTAAGTTTTATTGCGGGCACCATTTTTACTGGTTTTCGGCGACCAAATATAGCCACCTTCAAACTCAGCCTTAAAGGTCTGCTTATGGTTCACCCACCAAAATTTGTGCCGGGAGGTTACCGCGTCCTCAAAGTCTCGTAGGCGCGATGCCGAATGTTCTACCGCTTCTGGGGAAAAAAAATCAGGGTGCCTAGCCACAACGGCTTCAAAAGCGAAACTCTGTAAACCAAGGCCGACTAGAGCTCTGTAGCCTTGCGTTTCTGCTTCACGGGTAACCACTCTCTCGACGCCCGGAACAATCCCATGTTCTTTCAGCATCCTCCATGTATAAGCAGCTGGCTGCCGCTTCCCATGTTTCTGGAGCAGTGTTTGCTCGTACGACAGCACGGCAAGAATCGACTCGATCTCAGCCGATGAAGTCGCACCAAACTGCTCACGAGCGATGAGCTCCGCTCTTTGCTTCAGGGTTTCAAGCTTATGTGCGTCCATGTTTGCTCTCTCCGATGAGAAACAGAGTTTAAAGCAGATGGTGGCATTTCGACACACGCACCTCTCAATACGTAATGCGCTAATCCTTACATGGTGCAATTGAATAATTGCAGTGCTACGCACGGGTCTACCCGTAATCCCTCCCCCTTCAAAGTCAGCCGCTATAGCGGCAAGGACGAAGTCATGCCTGAAATAAAGGAACGCCCAATCCTGTTCTCGGCGCCGATGGTGCGCGCCATCCTGGAAGGCCGGAAGACAGTCACGCGCCGGGCTGTTCGCGCTGGATTCAACCCGGACGATCTGGAGGGCACGCTGAGCGCCAGTGAATGCCGGAAGCTATACCGCGAACTACCGCAGCACTTCGGAGCCTCCTACTTCTGCCCATACGGCAAGCCCGGCGACCGGCTCTGGGTGCGCGAGAGCCACGCCCAGGTTTTCGAAGTGGATATCCCGCAAGGCAGGTATGCCGGCCCCATCGGCACCGCGGGAAGTCCGGCGCGGCCTGACTGGAAAAGCCGGTACGTGTACCGGGCAGATGGCGACATGCCGAACGTCCAGTGGCACCACGTCGGTGACAGTCAGCCTGTGCGCTGGACACCGAGCATCCATATGCCTCGCCTGGCATGCCGCATCCTGCTGGAGATCACCAAAGTTCGCGTCGAGCGGTTGCAGGACATCAGCTACGAGCAGGCGGCGGCCGAGGGAATTCACCGTGGCCCGCTACGTGAGTGGTGCGCGAGCGACGAAGGTGGCGCCTGCCACAAGTACCCGGTGCCCGCCTTCCGCGATCTCTGGCAATCCGTCGGCGGCAACTGGGACGCCAACCCGTGGGTATGGGTGGTCGAGTTCAAGCGGGTGACGCCATGATCGCCCCCCTCTGGTTCGCGTACGTCTTCATCTACAAGGGGCCGAGGTCATGAAACAGCATCGCGTTTTGATAGGCGACTGCATTGAGTCGATGCGGACGCTGCCAGAAAAGTTGGTTCAGATGTGCGTGACCAGTCCGCCCTACTACGGTCTGCGGGATTACGGCGTAGACGGGCAGATCGGCCTGGAAGAGACGCCGGCCGAATTTATCGCTCGACTGGTCGAGGTGTTCCGCGAAGTGCGCCGAGTGCTCCGCGACGACGGCACGGCCTGGGTGAACATGGGTGACAGCTATGCAGCGCGCTCCACCGGCAATCTGTCATTTCGCCGCGATAGAGCTGCCGTCTCGCCAGATCGCGCAGCGCTGACTGAAGGGATCAAGGTCAAGGACATGATGGGTATGCCGTGGCGCTTGGCTTTCGCCCTGCAGGACGATGGCTGGTACCTGCGCCAGGACATAATCTGGCACAAGCCAAATCCAATGCCCGAAAGCGTCCGCGACCGTTGCACCAAGGCCCACGAATACATTTTTCTGCTGAGTAAGTCGCCGAGATATTTCTACGACCAGTCGGCAATCCTTGAACCCTGCTCACCCAACACCCACAACCGACTCTCGCAAGACGTTCTCGCGCAGATCGGTAGTGACCGTGCCAATGGCGGAGCCAAGAGCAACGGCAACATGAAGGCGGTGGCCAGGAAGTCAAACGGCGTGGGCTGGGGTCACGGTACCGACGGCGAAGAAAGAGCAAGGGGGCGGATCAAGGACAACGATTCTATGAATTCGGCCCTTTCCGTTATGCCGACGGAGCGAAACAAACGCAGCGTTTGGACGGTGCCAACCCACAGTTTCAAGGGCGCCCACTTCGCCACCTTCCCGCCTGACCTGATTCGCCCATGCATCCTGGCCGGCTCGCCACTCGGCGGCGTCGTGCTTGACCCTTTCGGCGGTGCCGGCACTACAGGGGTGGTCGCCATGCAGGAAGGGCGTAAATCGATCCTGTGCGAACTGAACCCGGAATATGCCGCAATGGCTGAACGTCGGATCGCGGCCGCCTGGCTCGATGGTGCGGCGCAGATGGATGTTTTCCGCGACACCGCGCAACACCCAGCAGCCTAACCCCCCCCTACATGCCTGCCGGTGAGCGTCGTCAGGGCAACTGACTGTCGATCCATCGTCCAGCTTCCGCCATAGCATCATCAAGCGCTGCCGAATAGTCAGGCCAAGGGCCTTCCAACTCTGCGGCAACCTCACCCAACCCATTGATGGGTGCTGGTTCAATGATCTTTGCAGCGACAGGGCTCTCGTCGTTCGGGCGGCACCAGTCGAACTTGAGAAACATCACGTGGCCCCGGTAAGCGTGAGCTATCGGAGTATCGAAGTTGTGTGACACGTCCATGCCTCATCACGAACTTAATTGAACCCTTTTGTACACCGCTTCAGGCCTGTTTGAAAGATAGGCAGAAAGCTATTACTCCAATCCCCTATTTGCCGCCCCGCGCGGCTAGGACACACCCCATGTTCGCTATGAAACTCACCCTGAAACTGCTGGGCGCTTTGCTGTACCTGGTAGGAACCATCGGCTGGTTCGGCTGGCTCGGGCTCGGCCTGCTGGACGCCGGCACCACCGAGGCACTGCTCTACGCATTCGCCGGCACATGCGCCTGGCTGCTGATCACCTTCGGCCTGGCCATCCACATCATTAAGACAGCACGGCCCACCCTGGGCGGCGGGAGCTAGATATGCAGGCTGAAATACTGTCGGACGATGAGCTCGCCGACCTTACCGGTTACAAGCGTCGATGTGATCAGCGCAAATGGCTCAAGGATCGCAACTGGGTGTACGTCGAGAGCCGCGGCGGCCGACCACTGGTTGGTCGGATGTTCGCCCGCATGAAGCTGGGCATGGTCAACGCCACAATTGCTGATCCAAACCCGTCGCCGCCGCGACCGGCTTGGACGCCTGACTTCTCCAGAGTGAACTGATATGCGCCCTCGGAACACGGAAAACAGGGACTTGCCACCAGGAATGGTGCGCCGTAAGCGCCCAAGGAAGAATGGCAAGATCTGGATCGGCTACTACTACCGTGACTCAGCGGGAAAAGAGATTCCGCTTGGAACAGACCTGAGCAAAGCCCGGCTGAAGTGGGCCGAAATGGAGGCCAAAGAAAAACCTGCCGACCTCACAACGATGAAGGGCATCTTCGACCGGTACGTGCGCGACGTCATCCCAAAAAAGGGGGAGCGGACCCAGAAGGACAACATGGCCGAACTGAAACAGCTTCGTCCTACGTTTGATGAGGCGCCTATCGATTCAATTACGCCGTTCAACATCGCCGGTTACCGTGATGCCCGCTCAGCGAAGGTTCGTGCCAACCGCGAGATCGCGCTCCTGTCCCACGTTTTCAACATGGCCAGGGAGTGGGGCCTCACGGAGCGGGAGAACCCTTGCCAGGGCATCAGGAAGAACAAGGAGGCGCCGCGTGATTACTACGCCAACGCGGCTGTTTGGGATGCCGTCTACGCGGTTGCCCAACAAGAACTCAAGGAGGCCATGGACCTGGCCTATTTGACCGGACAGCGGCCTGCTGACGTGCTGATCATGCGCAGCGACGATACAGAGGGTGACTACTTCCTGGTAACGCAGGGCAAGACCGGCCAGAAGCTTCGAATCCTGATGCGTACGGAAGCCGGGGAAAACAGCTTAGGGAGATTGGTCAGGGAGATTGGCGAAAGGAATGTCGGTCATTCATCCAAGTACCTGTTGATCAACAGGCATGGAAAGCGAATGACGAAGGGGATGTTGCGCTTGCGCTGGGACAAGGCTCGGGAAAAAGCCCAGCAGAACGCCATCGAACAAGGCGACCCGCTGCTCGCGGCCAAGATTGGAGGGTTTCAGTTCCGCGACATCCGGCCGAAGGCCGCGTCGGAAATCATCGATATCGGGGATGCAAGCCTGCTGCTGGGACACAGCAAACAGGAGATCACAAAGCGGGTTTACAGGAGGATTGGCGCCACCGCGAAACCGTCCAAATAG